GTGGTAGCGGAAGTTATCAGGTAAGAGTGATGAGAGGATAATATGGCAGCAATAGATGATATTTTTGGTTCTATTCCTGCACAGGTTTTATCACAGTTTGGACAGGATATAACATATATAAAGACGACAACACCTCGTACATATAATCCTACAACTGGTGCTGTGACAGGATCTGACACAAACGTAACTGTAAAAGGAGTTATATCACAAGTAAATTCAGGAGAGACTGAAGGTGTATTACAGGGAACAAATGTGACCGTGTTGATTGGAGCGTCAGAATTAGGTGATTACTACCCAACGCAGGCAGATCGTATTCAATATCCACGATCAGGTTCTACAGTAGAAGGTAAAATTATATCAGTAACAACATATAGAGGTGATTCACCTGTATATCATTCTTTATCAGTGAGGATTCAATAATGGCTTATGTTTCTAGACGGGGTAGAAGAATTGGAAAATTAAAAAATGAAGTAAGGAATTATAATCTTGAGCAAAGAAGGAAGGTAAATGCGACAGCTAGAAATGTTGCTGTAAAGATTATGAATGATTTAGCAAAGGCAGGGCCAGAATGGAGTGGAGATTTTAAAAATAGTTGGCAAGCTATTGCATTAGGAGAAGGTTCTAAAGCAGGGAAGTCTGGTGGTTTTCCTTACAAAATTAGCAATATTCCACGTTTATCAACAGAAAAAAAAGAAATTCAAAGAGCTAATAAATTAGAAATCATTAATACTTCTAAATGGGCAAAATACGCATTAGATTTAGAAGAAGGTAGATTTACTCCTCCTAATTTTCCTAGACCTGAAAGACCCAAGACACCAAAAGGAAATGTAGTTCAAATGGGAAGAAGAGATCCAAATTCACCTACTCTTAGAGGTCAAATTTCTAATGGTGCAGGAGGAGCACAAATTACCGCACCATTGTTTTGGTATAACAAATATCTTAATGGTGGTGGATTACAAAAATCTGTTGAAGCTGGAGTTAAACTTGGATCTAAACGTAATCCTCTTGGCAAATGAATTATCAATCAATTAGAGCAGCAGTAGAAAATCCTATACTTACAGCCT